CTATCATCATTTTGTTTCTAGCGTAATTACGCTTAAGTTCATCATTCATTCCATTCCAATCTTCGGTTGAAAGTATCTCATCAACTTTGGTTTGGCGGAGTTGCTTCTGACGCTTATCTACATTAACAAATGTATCATCATCAGATAAGAAATTAGGAACGCCATCACCAGAATCACCACGAAGAATATGCGTTGCAAGATATAGGTTAGCGTCCTTACAATCAATCCACTTTTTCTGAACTGGACTATATTGCTTGACGTTACTATATTTTTGGAGTTGTTGGAAATCTTTATCGCTTGAAAGAATTAAAATAGGATCACCACCAAGCTCTCGCCCATATTCTTGAACGATACTTGCAATAATATCATCTGCTTCTGCTTTTTCTATAAGAATAGTAGGATAAGGAAAGAATTCATAAATTTCTTCACGAATCTTATTCAGAATTCTGTAGACTTCATTCCAGTCAAATTGTGATTTTGTGCGGGCAGTTGCACGAGATGCTTTATAGTAGGGGTAAATTTCTTTTCGCCAGTTAGACGAAGAATCGCATGCAATAACTAATTGACCAAATTCTTTTTCAAATTGATTTTTCGAAAGACGAATAGAATTAAGAATGGTATGGCGCACTAAATCTTCGTGAATCACACCATTAAAGTTTTTTGCTTCGGCCATAATACTAGCAATAGCTACATGATTAAAGTCTAAAATTATCATTAAAAAATCTCCATCATAATGATATATATACTATTTAAAAATCAAACTCAAGCTGTTCTTCAGAGCTTTCTTGATACTTTAACGATAGATTATACATCGTCCTTGATAAATCTTGAATAGGGTGATGTAGCTTCTCTGCTTTATACATAACTGATTTAATCGCCTCATATGCCATTGATATATCTATGATGTAGTCGTCTGATGTAACGTCATATCCATCTTCTATGAGAGTGAATACAACATCATCAAAAATATCATCGCAGTACATCTCTATTCTATTTACAATTTCAAGAATATCTTCGCCGCTAGATTCTGTGGGTTTATTTACCCCAGGGAATTGTATAATTTCACCCATTTGTTGTTGAGTAACTAAACATGGTTGATGGATCTACCTCAAAAGTTCTTGATTCTACGGTAGGATATCTATCACTCAATAATTGTAAAACGGCATTCCATTCATTTGCACGTGTTGGCCAACCATAAAACAAATTAGCGTATGACGCGGCTGATGCAGTTCTGGGCTTGATTACGTCGTAATTAGTTATGACACCATCTAACATATTATAAAACGTACTAGCGTGTGCTGAGACGTCCTCATGCCATTGATACATCTCGGTCCAGTTTGCAGCTGTTTCGTAGAGAGCACCATAATTAGGATGAACGCAAATATTACCAGCAGCCATTGCTTCCATGAGACATAAACATGACGTCTCTTGCCAAGTTGATGGGTATGCAAAGATGTGTGAATTTTGTAACGCAGTTCTAATTTCACTATTACTTACAGTTCCATGATTTGTGACAGTTGGCAGTGATTCCAGTTTATCAAATACCATCTTATAATTTTCATCATTTTTGCCCCATCCATAAAGCTCAAATGAAGAGTAAACATCGAGAGTGATATTATCATGCTTTTCAAGAAGTTTCTCATAGACAGCAGCTAAAATATTAAGTCCACGATGCGGAGTACTATGATAGATTAAATTAATTGTGTCTGTTGGTTTTTCCTTAGGCTCAATTGGTTGAATAGCATTTTGCAATACAAGACACTTAGACCACGGAATATTAAACCTATTAATATATCCTTGGGCTTGCCAATTAGAAACGAAGACAAACATGTGAAACTGATGAATACTATCTGCAAACAAGTTATTTTCTGGATCCTCTGGTAAATCATGGGCCCAAAAGATTCTAATCTTTTCTTCATCAAGTTCACGAACACGGCTTGATACTATTTGAAAGTCTTCAAGCCTTTCTTTAGGTATTACATCAAGTAATGCGTAATTGAGTAGTTCAGTACCACCTAATGAATTTTCATTTGTGTCATTTCTTTTAAATTCGCCGTCATAAATCTCAGCCATAACTTATTTTCCTATCATCGTGTCACGATCTTTTTTAATGTTTGATTCTCGAACAGAGCGAACATCTGCAAGATTGCCTTTCTTACTTTTATTATCTAAAGAAAAAAGGCAGTATATATAACCTGGTTTGCCAGCCTGTGCTATGGGATGCACAATTTCGTTTGTTTTTTTAACGCGCCAAATATCTAACATAATAAATCTCCAAATTTAATTCATTTCAAGGTGAAGAATAGGATCATATACAAATTCATCATTAATGTACACAATCGGTGTTCCATGATCTACGTGCTCAGCATGGTCTTTCATAAAATCATCGTAAGATAAATCTTCGTTTATTACTTGTTCTTTAAATGGCAATTTTTTCCATTGTAAATATTCTTTGACTGTATTGCACGCACCACAATCTTTTTGAGATATAACTAGTATTTTCATTTTTGAAAATCCTCACTTTCTATATATTCTTTCCAATCTGGCCTGTTCTCGCCATTGATAATCACATATGGAAAATTTAAATATTGTTTTTCTTCAACAGATTCATCTACAAAAAAATCTTTTATGAACTTAGACGTAGGACCAACATCATCGTCTATTCTTACGACTTTATAGATTATCTCTTTTTCTCGCAAATACTCTTCAGTTTCTTTGCATCCTTTACAATTAGGTATTGATATTAAAGCAATAACATCAGATAATCTTCTGTGATACCAGCCTTTAGATTCTTCTATGTGTGTTTCTACACAACCATTTTCATAGTACGCAATAAAATCAGCAATGTATTTTCCATCAACATATACGGCTGGTGTGCCTTTTATATTTGAAAATATACACTCTGCTTCTGGTACAGGAAGATCCCCATCAGGAGCAACACGATACGTTTTGTATTGTATATTATTCTGCTGGAAATATTTTTCTAGCTCAAGAGAAAATAGATCAAATGGTTGTATCAACATTGTTACTTTCATAATTTCGTTAAATGCCTACCGTTAATTTTTCCACCAATAAAATCATTATAATATTCTTCACTAATGATTGCTTCGCTATCTACTTGATGCTTTAATTCATAGTAATTACATTGTGTTCTTGTGTAACACAATTCTAATACAGACCTTTTAAATTGTAAACATCCATATTCTTCGATATCTGCTTTTAGTGAGTTGCTCGATCCATAATAATCTTTCCAGTCTGTCTCAACAATCTTTTTTCTTTTGCGAGTCTTACCTTTGAGCGGCGGGAGTTTGCGTGTAGCGAAGAAGAATTTTTTACCAATGTATTTTCGACCAGTTTCGATATGTTCAATTAGGTATACCATTCCGGTATACTCTTCAATATCTGCTGACTCCAGGGGTTTTCCGTTCAGCATCCAAGGGTTTTCGTATGTTGACATATTTTATAATTACGTCCGCTTCTTCAAAGAGATGTTTTGTAAACTCGAAGCTCTCGTTCCACTTCGGTATGGTAAAACTTCCCTCATCAATAATGACTTCTTTGATGCCAACCTGTATAATACCTTTTGCACATTCACTACAAATAGGAAGACCATACGCATAAAGTTTAGCACCGGCTAATGATATACCATTCAAACAAGCATTGTAGATACAATTCTTTTCTGCATGTACTACATATTTATACTTAACTTCACGGTCTTCATAACGCTCTTCATCATCTGAAATACTACGAGGAAAGCCGTTGTATCCAGTAGATAAGACTTGGTGGTTATCACCAACGGCTACACAACCAATTTGCTTAGATGGATCTTTTGACCACTGCGAAACTTCCCTGGCCATCTCCATAAAACGTATATCCCATTTATCCATCATAATTTAACGCTCTTTAATATACCAACTCGCAATTGTAAATCTAAAATAATCTGCCTTATAAGAATATGTAGCAGCACAATGATTCATTTCACCATCAAACGCAACAATCCTTCCTGGTCTATAGTTGCATACAT